CCATAAATGAAATAAATTCTACCTCTGAAGCATCTATACTCAAAGGTGAATCGAGCCCTAACTGGAGGTCGTCACCCTGCTGGATTAAAGTTAGTATCTCACGGAATAACCAACCGCTAGTAGTTCGAATCGCAATATCATTACGTTCGTTACTTAGGTTAAGCTGCCCTTCGTCTGCGACTATTAAGGTCTGTACTAGGCCACCAGTAGATAGCAGTTCGAAATCATGCTCGAACGTAGGCATCCAGAATGGTCTTAGTTTACCCTCTCTTCTATGTAACCACAATCTATAATTCCAAGCATCCTCAGCATCATCAAATTGTAACCCAAATACTCTATTCACTTTAGTTTTAATCCAAGGGGTAAAGGTATCAGCTACACCAGTACCAAAATCAACTACGTCTACACGAGCGGTGTACTTATCAGTGGCGAACCGACTGATGGTTAGAGGTTGCTCTAGGTACACATCGAGACCTTTGTACTGGTCAGGCGCAGCCACTACGGCTAAACTGGTATTATCAGTTACGCGGAAGCGGGCATTGAGCCGTTGGGTAGTACCGTTGAAATTTCTTACTGGATCGGAAAGTAATCTTGCAATCCGTACAGGCATTACCAGAGCACTAGTCCCAAACACCTTCGTTATGTTTTGAGTAGTGATTATCTGAGATGTGGTAAATGACACTATCTCCGCAAGCTCAAAATCAGCAGGGGTGTTAAATATCATAATCAACCCACCTACACGGAAATCGGCGAACTCAGTGCTCACGTCTATGTTCGGGCTACTAATTGAAGTAGGAGAAGTAAGTGGTCTGCACTCAGATGAGATTGGTAAGCCAAAATTATTTCCCCGCCAAGTGTACAATAGAGAATCAAGTTCAGGGTGATTACCATTAGGTATTGCTATATTAAAGGCAAACTCTTGGCGAGGGGAACCTCGTAACTTCATACGCTGCTCACTACCGTCATTCGAAGTCATCACTTTAGTTTTCCAATTAAGGGTCTCTGACAACCCAGCTTGGAACAAATAAGGTAAAGGTAATACTCTAGCGCCAACGAGGCTTACTAGTACATCTGCAATACCCCCTGCAAAATCGTATAGGTAGGTACCATCGATTGTAGGTGGACCCTCACTAACTGAGACATTAACATCATATATTATTTCTTGCAGGGGACTAAAAACTGTAGGTGTGGCAGGACCGACCAACTCAATTCCAGCAACGTTAGTCTCGGTTATACTATCCAGTGTTGTATCCGTAAAGAAAGCATTAAAAACGCTTATGGTCAAAGCCTGATCACTAACTATGTTTCCAATTTGCAGCTGGTTAGGGTCGATGATTATCCGATTATAGAAAATAGCTGCGTAGCCCTCGCATAACCCACCTGAATGGTTTTGAGCAAATGTTTGAAAACCGTTGTCGACAAGATCCCCAATCTCAAGGTCAGTTACATCTACAAATTGCGCCTCGTCGGGAAGGAGCCCTGTATCATAAAACGTTTGGCGCACATCCGTATCGAGGGTGATATATGTTTCACCTTCGAGATTAGGGAGTATTACGCCAGTAAACGTTGCCATTATGGAATTTCTCTATACGCTATACCGAACTCACCGGCCGGAGTGAAACTTGATCCATCTGTGCCTTTCTGGGCTAAGGAGAAAACTCTCCAGTCCGTGTTGACCAAGTCTTTATTATTAAGTAATTTCATGTTCACGCCTGTAACGTTTGGGACATGCCCTATTATCTGGCACTGAAAAATATTGGCAGGATTATTACGTACGATGTATGTGGGGAATAGGGGTGCTCTAAAAGTAGCTTCACTTGGGGTGTTTTTAGCCATTAGATCCCATATGCTCCACCCTAAAGACGTATTTACTGTCAATGCGGAGTTATAGTTTGGGGGTATTGTTCCGCTAGCCCCTACTTCAGCGCCATCAGATGAGTGGTCTTCACCGCCAAACTTAGTGAAATCTTTATTGTCGGAGCCACCTAAGTTAAACTGGACATAGCCAGGAGCCTTAATAGTTGAGTTGCCTAGGTTTGCCCTGCCGCCGAAAACCATGCTGCTGGAGTTATGTGAGCCATCAACTATGTTGCGCCAACTGGCCTTGCCTGATACGGCTTGGAAGTTATTACCAACTACGTAAGCACCTCCGTCAAATACTGAAGCCTTAGTAATGTGGCCAAAAGAGAAATGCGCAAAGACACCAGAAGTAACCTCAAGTAGGGTGAAAACACTTAAACCGTCTGTAAAAAACGCTGACCCAGTATAGTTGGGGCTGGTATCCCAAATACCCATCGCTGAGGGGTAGCGTTGGCCGTCACCAAGTGTTTCCATGTTAGCCTCGGTAGGGAGAACGTGCATCATTCGCCCCAATACACGGGTGGCAGAGAAGACGTTATCTGACGTAATATCGTCATCGGTGAACCACCAGTAGGTTTTAATAGTACCCACAGTTTTAGATATACGGTACAGGTTGTTGGCTCCACCGTTAATGGTTATTGAGCTTTCATTCGTAAACCCAGCGTTAGCCACTGCAAATGCAACGAAGGATGATATGAAAGCATCTAAACTTGTGATGTTGGAAGCTGTAGCAAAAGCCATGTTAATTCCTTATTTTAAAAGTAACGCAGCGTTAGCTTCAAGCGTTCTGTATGCGTTGTTAATTACTAGGTAGGTATCACCACCCACTGTTATTGTATCGGGAAACTTCTTGCCCGCCGTACCGAGGGGTGAAAAATGAATACCATCTAACTCACCATACACGTTACCCCCGTTTTCATCACTGTAAAGTATGAAAGGGAAAATCGGGAAAGTCCCGTCAGGATTCTCAATTAACTTCAATTCGTAATCAGTAGCGTTTCTATCATGAGGCCACATATTACATTCAATAGACGTGTCTGTGTTTGGCCTAGTCGCCGATGTCGTTTGGTTGTATGCCGCAACATGTAACCACGAACCGTCGACATGTCTTATCTGAGAGGTCGCCTTGGTGACTGTAGAAGCGTGCCTCGGGCAATCATAGAAGTTACCTACTTTATAGTTAGTAAGTAGGTAGCTATTAATATCTTCAGAGGTACTACCACCATTGAACATCGGGTAGGGAAACTCGGTGGGTGTGGCGTATGGTAAGTACCACCCAAGGTAACAAGCATAGGATACACTACCAGCAGTCTGCGCCACTATGATAATTCTACGTCCACTCACAACAAACCAGAACGGCATGGTGGTGTTACTCAAAGTAAGGTATGACTCTACAGTGGAGCCGCCAGGCTGATCATCAACTGCAAGTGAGCCACTAAAACCAGTTGATCCTCTAATCTCCCAATTATGTATGTTGTTCGGGATGACAGAGTAGATACGAATATTAACGAATATGGCATCAGTACCAGACAGGCCAGGACCTTCTAGATACACATGACGTTCGCCAGGAACTGTAGAGGTATCATCTTTATTAACTGTCCACCGTTGGCCTACTGGAAGCAACTTACCCGTCTCCCCAGCAGTAGTACCATCAAGAAAGTCTATAAGTTTATCCATCATATCGAAGCTGTCAGTAGCATCTGCCACTGCGCCACCGTTTGTGCTTGATAATTGTAATGCCATTAGTTATTCCCTAAAATTTGTCCGATTGAATCGGCATTCCGTTCAATCACGTTTATAAATACTTCTTCTCCTGCTGAACTGGTCATAAAGTTTTCTACCATACTTGGATCAATTACGTTTATAACTCGTACTCCACCAGTTGGTCCGCCACCACCACTTTCACTTTGTATACTGCCTTGGGTAGTTCCATCGGCACCTTCACCTTGAGGTGCTTGGCCTTTATTCATGGCTTCTAATTGTGGTCTGAACCTTGCGGTCGATTTAGCATTAACCACAAATTCCTTACCATGAACTACGCCAGCTGCATCACTCGTGCCACCGTTCCCAGTAAAACCACCATCTTTAAAACCTTTACTAAAGGCTAGGATTGCTGCTAGGGCTGCTAGACCAGCTACTGCTGCGCCACCAAATGAGATGGTACTTTGTAATGCCGCTGGGACTGCCGCACTTGCAGCTACCGTTGCATTCGCAGCTACAGTCGCGGTGGTTGTTGATGCTGTTGCTGCTATAGAGGCAGCACTAACTGCTTGAGTACCAGCCACTTGGCTTGCACTTAAAGATTTGGCCAAGGCTGCGTTCAATACAAACTGGATACCCATATCAATCAGCCCACTAAGTAAACTGGATAGAGCTGACCTGGCGGCATTACCAATGGCATCCTTGAGGCTATCACCAAACACTATGGCATCCGCAATTGAATCAGCGAACCCTGTAGTAACACCCTCAAAGAATTCAGCAAATACCATACCAGCTTCTGAAGCGAAGTTTCTTACGGTAGTTAGCATATCTTCAATACCTAGTATGAAACCGTCTGCAAATGTACCTTCACCATTATCAATATTTATTTGAGCCTGCATGAACATTAGTTCGCGCATCTGAGCATTAAACTCCATTAGCGAAATAGAACCTTTTGAGTATAAAGAATTCAAGGCAGTCTGGGTAATAACTAATTCTTCTTGAGGACCTTTTACCTTGTCGAGGACTTCAGCTTCTTCTCTAAGGGCTGTTATCATTCTTATTTTATCTTCTAGTAATGATCTTTGGCTTTCGTTTAAGTTAAGATTTGAAGAACGTAATCGCTCTTCTTTCTTAATCAATTCATTTTGGATACCACGTTCCCTATTAACTAACCCAAGAGCTTTAGCTTCACGATCTAGTCTGTCTAAAGCTTCTTGTAAAGCGAAAGGTATTCTATTACTCTTAGGACTTACCTCATCTAGGTTAGCATCGGCCGCGGCTGATTTCACTCTACGAGCAGCAGCAATCTTTCTAGCATTCTCTTCAATTTTCACAAAGGCTGGTACTACTAATTTAACTAGATCACCTACATAGTCTTTACCGAAACCTTCCAAATAAGCCTCTTTAGCGTTCTTACCTACACGTACCATGTTACCAATGAAGCTGGCATCAACATCTGGAAGTTCAAGGCCATCTATTGTCTTACTTAATTCACTAGCAATAATACCTAGCCCTTGAAGTATTCCTTTCATGAAGTCCCAAACTGCGCCTAGGCCAGCTGTAATGAATTTAAAGAAGGCCTGAACCATTTTACCCATTGTTGCTAGTAGGTCATCACCTAAGAAACTAATAATAATCTCGCGTAGGTCACTGAAAATTGATCTCGCAGCGTTACCCAAACCAACAAAGTGGCCAATAAAAGCGTTAACAAATTTCCTGGCCAAGTCAAGTACGCCATTAAACGTTATACCTAACTTACCGAAGGCGTCAATAACAAAGTTAATGGCAATCTCGAAACCCTCGGTCATAAAGTCGACCACTGGTTGCATTGCATCTATTATAAAATCAAATGTGGCTAGGGCTACATCTTTCAGGCTAACTAAACCATCTTCGGTAACTGTTATGGAATCACCGAATTGCACCATAGCAGTGACGCCCGCTATCGCCCCTGCTATAAGGAACCCAATAGGATTGGCCAATATAGCCACACTAAGTGCAATAACCGCGCGTGTAGCAAATAATACACCTGCTTTTGCAAATGGTCCTGCTAGGGCTGCGCCAGCTACTATAGCAAACTTGGCGATGGTATCTAAATTATCAGCTAAGACTATAATGGCTCTGGCTAGTTTTGCACTAGCGCCTGTAGCTTGATCTACTACCCCTATGTACTCAATAGTACTAGAACGTAATACACTAAACGCTTGGCTGATAGTTGGAATGGAACCTGCGAATTCTTTTCTTAGTGTTGCTGCCGCTTTTTTAAATGCGTCAATAACATCTTTTGCACTGATCTTACCTTCTTGACCTAGGAGTCTAAGTTCGCCCCTAGTTACTTTCATACCCTCAGCGATTACATCTGCCACTTTAGGTAACTGCTCTAGTACGGAACGTAATTCATCACCACGTAGAGTACCACTGGCTAGGCCTTGAGATAATTGGATTAGACCGGCATTGGCCTCTTGAGCCTTGACCCCTGAAAGGACAATGGCTTGGTTTAATGATTCTGTGAACTGTAGGGTTTCCCGCTGGGACAAACCTAAGTCTTTAACGGATAAAGCGGTTCGGCTAAAGATCGTAGCAGTAGCTTCGAACCCAGTTCTGGTACGTTTGGAGATATTAAAGAGTTCCTGCATCACGCCATTCAGCTGAGCAGTATCTTTTGTAACTAGCCGGATTCTGTTTCTTGCGTTGGTAAGTGCATCTACCATGCTGCCTAGACCACGTACTGCGGCAATAATTCCTATTAAGGTAAAGGCTCTGGACATAGTACCTTGAAGGCGCTTAGCACTTGCTTCAGTCTTCTTTAACCTATTGTCAACCTTATCCATAGGCCTAAGAGCCTTGGACGGGTCAACAATAACATTAATTCTAAAATCGGTCATGTGCTTGCCTTAGGTGTTGCCGTATTATCACTTTGATATTTTATAAAGGCGTTATCCATTGCCCTCATTATATCCACAAATGCCTCAGTAACATCTTTTTCTAGTCCGTACCAACTAGCGTATTGGATCATAGCCGTCCAAGGTATTGATCCTACCCCCATACCTGAAACTCTACAGGTACTAAGGTCGTGAAATGATTTAAGATAAAAAACATCCACTGTGCTTATAATAGGTTCATCTTCGTACCATTCTGGAAGTGCTCTTTTCTTCCTGATAGCGGCATCGATTTGAAATCCATCCCTTTCGTATCGAAGCTCCCAGATGAGCCTATCTACTAGTTTTTTGCTTTACCTTCTGAATCAATCGATGCTACGAAGTTTTCAGGGTCTGAAGCGTAAGCTCTAACCCCATCAAAGATCCAGTTAGGTAAGGCAGCAATAAAATCCTTACAAGCAGCAACAGAGAATTTTACATCTTTCCCATTTGCATCTTTCATATCTTTCCAACCCACTATTACATGGTCAGGAAAGAGGTCGCGATCGTAGCCTCTCATTTCTTCCATCGCCTTGGTATTGATTTTCATCTTCCCACGGCGTTGGCCATTACCTTGACCAGTGGCACGAAGAAGAGCGTTAAAATAACCCTTATTCGATTCACCAGTTACGGTTAAGATCAAAGTAGGAGAAACATCCCCTAATTCAATTTCTACGATCTCATACTCTGCAGTATTAGATGATGATACTTGTAATTTTCCTAGATGGCTAAAGTCGGTCATTTCAGCGCTCCTGTTTAGTTGTGGTTATGGTACGATTGGGAATAAAGATATTCCTATCGAAGTGTTTAAAGTCGGATCCGCAAACGCTTCACCAGTGGTGTTAATTAATACAGTTTCGTTTACTGGGAATTCCTTATCACCACCACCAAGGGTCATGGCTGGGATATCAATAAACATTGCACCATCGTCATTTTTAAGACCGAAGTCCATTGACAGGGTACGATTTTCACGAACTGCACTTGCTATTCTAGCATCGCTGAATATCAACTGAGCTTCTACATCAACTTGGAAGTTACCAAAGTTCATAAACTTCGCACCCAAGTTACATAAGATTTTTTCAGGTGATACATTGTTACCAAACGTAACGGTAAGAGATTTGAAATCAGTATAAATACCTGATTCATCTAGTTCCGCAATACGTAAACGAGTACAGTCTGAGGTGGTATTAAAAGCACCAGTCCTAGAAGGCTCGATTGCTGTTTCTGCATTAGTCTCCCTAGCAAGAACAGGCGGTTCTGCATCAGTACCAATGCTGGCGAATGAGACACTAGCTTTATCTGCTAATGGCATACTCAATGCCATGGTATTAATAAAATTACCTTTAGCATATTCGTAACGGTCAGTACCAACACTTTCTAAATCAGGGTAAGCCAATTCGTATTGGAACGATCTTTCTAAGAACTCGTCTGAGCTAGTAGGTACGTTACGAATGAAGCGGCCAAATAAGATATCAATTTTCTTACCCGCGCCAGTAGCGTCTGTTAATATGGTAGCATCTAACTTATCAAGATCTAACTGACCAGCAGCGATACCTGTAATACGAGCGTAACCGAAACCATTATCAAATTGGTTAGTGGCTGTTAGCCCACCAATGTGAACGAACTGGCCAACAGTTAGGCCTAGGATAGTAAAGTCCATTGCTGTACCAACGCCATTACCACTTGTTAGTGCAGCTGTGAAACCAGATACCGTAATATCTAAATCATCTGTATCAGTACGTACACCAGCAATATCTAACCCAGAGTTAGTTGGGGGTGTTTCAGCGGATAGACCAGAAACGGTTATAATAGTACCAGTACTAGTAGGTTTAGCGGTTAGTGGTTTTATTCCATTATTAGCGGCTAGTAAATAACCTCTAGCGAACATTAAACTAACCGGAGCAGTAGCTGCAAAAAGTAACTTAGCTGCTTGGTCAACACTTAAAGCAGGTACGGTATAAGAGGCGCCTGAAGTGGTAGCAGCTCTGAAATTAAGGTCGTTATTGACTGCCGTTGAAAAAACAAAACCTTCAACGAAGTCCACAAAATGGGTCATAGTTAAATCACCATCCCAATCGACTGCGCTATCTAAATCAGTTACTGTACCTTTACGTCTTTGACGGTTACGTGAAATTGGATCACGGGCAACGGTAGTAATGGTAGCACCATAGGCGCCGAGGGTATTCGGTTCTAGGATGTGCCAAAGAGGCGAGCCAGGAAGAACACCTATAGATGCTTCAATAGCATAGCTCAGGGTCATATTATTCGTTAGTACGCGACTCATGAGAGCCTCCTATTTGGTTTGTTCATAATTAAATACACATTCTACGTTATACTGATAGAATTTTCCATCAGGTCCAATCTCCACAATATCAGAAGTAAAGAACCATAAACCGCTTAATCTAGTACCCTCGAATATATCACGGACTTTTGTGGCTAATCTATCTGCCTCACTTAATCCTTTATCTAGGGGTACAAAAACTTGGACAATAACAGCAGCTTCCCGAAGAAACTTTCTTTGGCCAATAGCGCCCAAAGATTCCTGCCTACCCAATCTGTTCCTAACTACCAAACGAACCCACGGGGTGTCTCCGTTCGGTGGTTCAAAATCTTCGTTATCAAAATCAAAGATAGTTTCATCAGCCCAGTCAGTAACGAACTTATCGTAAATTGCTTTACGTGCGTCATTCAAACCGGCCATGCTCTATCCTCTTATTCACAATAAGGTTCATTATATAATACTTTTCACGGCTTTGGCCATAGATGTTTGTACAAACCCTGCGGGGGCTTTAGTAGAAGTGCCATTGTTTAGATCATTAATGTAATTAACTGGATTGCTTATAAAGACTAAATGAGGAAGCTTGTAAATAGCATTGAGCATTAAAATTGAGTTTTGCTGAGGGGAAAAGTCAACTGCTTCACGTGTACCTACGGGGGTAGTTCTTTCCCCACCTATCATAATCACCCAGTTAGATTCGGCGAAGCCAGTTAACTCGGGAGTAGCGAATTCTAATTCTACTGTGGTAACCGTGGCTATCTTAACCACTGTTTCACCCACAAATTTAGCTAGGGCGGCAGCCACCTTAGCAGATTCAGAACCGCCCCTAGTATGGAACATTACATTGACTGCCTAGTAATACATTTGGCACTTAGGAGCATATGGCCAATAGGGGGTACTAACGCTTTTGCTTGTTTCACTAAGAACTGACATTCAGCCATTGATTTGGACATGATGATCACCTCAGCGGTGGTCTTCATTGGACCTACAGGGGTGTTCATTAAAGTTACTAGTATAAATACAATTTGCATACGTTACTCCGGTTGTGATTGTTACTTGTCTTCTTCCCAAGTAGAGGATGAGCTCATAGTTGAGCTTTGACCAACACTTGGTATGTTCATCGAAATAGTTAAGACCTCGCCAGGAAGAATTAAGCTGTCAAATGCATCAGGGGGATCTGCTGATGGGTACGCTGAGATTAGTTCACCGCCTGATACTTCTATAGGGTTGATTTCAATCTCCGCAATTGAGTCTTCTTTATCTTTATAAACAAAGTTTGTGTCAGTAGCAAATGTAACACCTTTGCGAACTTGAACAATTGCTCCGTTGTTACCATCTGTGAAAGCGGTTATGGCTTTGATTATTATTCTTCCAAGATTTACTTTTGTACCAAAAACTTCACGACACCGTATTGATAGTATATTTGTTGCCGCAAGACCGATTCCTGTTGCTGTATTGAAAGCCGATTTAGTTTCAGTTATTTGTCGTCTTTCGCCTTGGTTGAATGCAGATGCTTCAGAACCCGAAACAGTTAGGTTAGTTGTACCGCCTTCATTTTGTACGCCCCACACTAACCTAAATGCCGCTATTGAAAACATGGGGTCTGTTTCAATATTAGTGTGCACTTCTCTATGTACTAACACATACCGTCCTGTTGCACCGTCCTCAATATAATAATCAACACTGCCATTAAATACTATGCAGTACCTGTTTAGCAAAAATTGATTGACAGGTTGCTGGAATACAGCTTGAGCATTCCAATCTGATTGCTTAATAAATTTTTCTTCTCGTGGAACCCCTTCACTTATTGGCGCCCATACCGCGACAGCAGTGCCTGGACTGGAGAACGTAAATGTACTAACCTTAGGAAGATCGAGAATAGCCCTTGCTACCACTGTGCTGCCGTTTTGAGTAAAGTTATATAAAGGTACTTGAGCATTTAGGCTTGCGGCTATTTCAAATGCATTATGAGCTTCTGTTCCGCTAGTGATATCCACATCATATACAACACCGTTGACGCCTACGGATGCAGTTTCATCACCGCTTTCAGAAGTGGTTATAGTTAATTCTTCAATTACAACTAAACCATTATGTTGAAAGAATACACCAAACTCAATACCTTTGTATCCGAATAACATACCATCTGAGGCAGTTGCTGCACCAGCTATCTGTCTGCTATCAGCAACAGGTTCTGTAAACATTGCTGTAAGTATAAGTTCTGAGCCTTGGCCTGGTCTTGATATGATTTGTCTATCAGTGAATATAGCTGCTAGGCCGTTAGGGTCAATACCTGTGGATGCGAAAAATTGACCTCCTGCGGCTCCAGTAGTAGCCCCTGCAACTGCGACAGACCTAACCTCACTCAAACTATTGTATTCAGCTTTTATTTGAATCTCAGGGGTTTTTTGGGCAACGGATGCTTCACCGAACGCCGTGATTTGTGGTGGCGCAACACTAGCTCCTGCTCCGCCTATTGGGGGATAACTATTATTCATCTTAGAGCACCGTCTGTGAGACTAGAGATCTGAAGCCAGTGGGTGCTCCAGTAATACCTAGAAGGGTGATTCTGACACTAAGTGCTTTCCCAAAGCCATTCGGCTTAGGCCAACTAGGGTCACGAGCCATACTAGCTAGGAAGTCCCCATTGGGGATGTTTTGGAAAAGAGGTAAGATAGGAGAGAAGGTAATACTGACTGTTCCATCAGTTGCGTCTACAGGATCCCCATTAGAATCCACAAAGAAGAAATACTCCATAAGATTACTTCGTGGACTAACAGGACCAAGTTCGAAGTCATAACTACCATCAGCTACGACTTCTGAAACTAACGCCGTTTCTGATATTCGTACGAAACGGGCACTTGAACCTGTTGAACCTATTCTCATAACGCATACCTACTAACTAAAAAGGTTAGACATCTTTACTTGGTTTCCCAAGGCTTAGCTTTTGCAGCAGAACGTTTAGCTTTTGCTTTTGCATTCTTAGCCAGACGCTTCGCCTCAGCTTCTGCAACTTTTGCTGCTTCAGCTTCTTTAGCTTCTTTCGCTGCCTTGATATCTGCATCATCAGATTCCTTAGATTCTTTATCTTCTAAGTCGGCTGCTTCTTTGGCCTTGGCCTTTAAATCAGCGGCTTCAGCTTTATCAGCTTTGGCTTTATCTTTTGCTGCTTGGATCTGTTCAGGAGTCCATTTAACTTTTTTCTTTTTGTCTTTCTTAGGCTTCTTAGCCACTTTAAGTTCAGGGTTAGTACCTGCAAGCATTTCTTTAGCCCAAGGGCTACCTGCAATACCTACTTTACGGCGCTTGAACCATAATTGTACTTGGAAAGGTCGGACACCGATTTTAGCAATCGATTCTTTAGTTAGTACTGTACCAACCTCAAGGGTTTGTTTCGCGGTAAGAATGATGGGTCTAACCACAATCATCTTAGCGTTTCTTCTGAAAAGTCCTTGGAAAGCCATGAGCTTATACCTTCTGTTTAGTTAGATTAAAAAGGCTACCGAAGTAGCCTTTTGTTTGACTGGAAGCTAACTTCTAACCAATTACGGTATCGAAGAAGTATCCCAAATCAGGACCTGTGATCTTCTGATCAAAAGCCATTTCACCTTCAATACGATCCGATTGGATAAGCGGAGCGCGGAACTTACTAACTCTGAAACCAGAAGTAGTAGCACCTAAGTAACCAGTCCAAGAGAACTGAGCACCAGCGGTAGGCTCATCTAAAGATAACGAGTTAGGGGCGTAATACAATAACGCTTTAGCTGAACTTAGGAAAGTGATGGTTTTACTATCCGGATCAACGTTAGACGCAGCTGTATTAATAACAGCATCTTGAATGAAGATTTCATCAATTTCAAACAACTGGGTTAACAACTGCTTCATTACCATTGCTGGTTGTAATGCATCGTATGCATCACGAGATATAATCATCTTGTTAGGCTTGTAACCAGTAGCACCTTGGATAACACGTTTAGCGTTACGGATCTGAACTGTAGGATCGCTTCCTGCGTTGTCCCATCTATCAATACCAGTTAACACATCATCAGTAGTCCATTTACCTTGACCCATATACTGAGTATCAAACAATGTTTCACGTTTCATGGTCATTTTACCCGCTACCCAAATGGCTGCTGATTGATCCAATTTAACTTGAACATCTTGGTTCGCACGTTGACGATCTGTTACGTCTTTGTGGAAAGCGTAAACTCTCGCAAAGTACGTATTTGTACTTAGACGGAAGCCTGAGCCCGCAGATTCAGTACCATCGGCACGTTCTTCTGCTTGATCGCGAAGAGCATCACCACGATTAAACTCGTAGTAAAGATCTGATTGCATGGCCACAGGTAAGTTAGGCATCGCACGCATCGCAATAAAATTGCTGGCGCTTTGAATGTACTTCTGGCCAAAGTTCGTTAGGGGTTTGTTAACATGAACATCACCCGCTGTAGGATTAGACATAATAAATCTCCAGTAATGTCAAGTTAAGAAACAAATTCGCCAGCCGCTTTCAGGCCAACAATTGTAAGGAAGTCACCAGTTGCACCACCACTAATGGCGATACCTAGGACACGCGCAGTTGCACCTATAGCTGTAATAGCTCGGCCAGTACTATCAGACATAACACGCACGCCTATAGTAACGGCAGCGCCAGCTTCTACTTCGACTTTACCGCCGTCAAGTAGGGTAACAGGAATTGCAATTGAGTTGTCAGCATCCGATTGCTCGCGGCTTACACCAACTGCATCAGCTGCGGCTGTTGATTCGTCTACAAGGCCACCTGTGCCGATAGAAACGAAACGATTTTTTAAAATCACATTAGCTACGTGAGGCAGTAACGTGATTGTTCTATTACTTTCATAAGACATGGTAATGTCTCCAATCTAAGTTAAAATTAAGTAGTTACTAGCCTACTGCTTTTTCCATTAGGGTGGGATTAGCTTCACACACTTTTTCGTATGCATCAAGATAATCCAATCCCGCTGTTTTTTCCATTAACGCTTTAGTCATAGACTCAAGCTGCGCTTCAGCATTGTCAGCATCTTTATTAACCACAACTGTACCGTGGGTAGTCAAGACTGCTGCGATACCTGCGTCATTCTTTTCAAGACATTCGATAACGCTTTTTTGCAAATCTTTGTCTTCAATAGTTTCGACAGCTTTTAATAAAGCGGTATGCGTAGCTGCATCACCAGTCATATTTTTAAATAACTCGGTGGCACGTTTCGCTACTTCTAAATTAGCAGTAGCAGCTGTTTGCTTAGCAAGCAACTTAGACATGTCATCATTCGACTTAGCCATTTCAACCATACGGCTGTCATCTGACTTACGAAACTCAATACCTTTAAGGGTGGTATAAACAACGGCGTTATCATCGTTAGCGGCTTTCACCATTGCTTCACGATCTTCAACTGATTTAGCTAAGAACTCGTCTTGAGCATCACCTGTCAAGCTTTTGTGCATTGCACGTTGGCCATCATTCATGGTACCCATAGCAACTGCTGTCACTAAGGCTTTTTTAGATAACGCTAAGTCATCCTGTGCCGTTTTTAGTGCGGCGGCTACTTTCTCTGCATCAGTCATGGGAATATCCTCTTTATTGCCTGATTGTTTACCACCGTTATTGGCAGTTGATTTGGTTACCGAGATCGCAGCAAATACTAACTGCTCTTCAGTAAGCCCGTTTTTAGTAATACCATCAGATGTCTGTTCCACGAAATGAATGTGGCCATCAGCTGCACCTATTTCGATAGTACCATCCGATTTGATAAGGTAAGGGTGATTATGTTCATCAGCAGCAGGACCATGATACGTTGTCTGTCCACCGCCCTGAGCCAAAGCCCAGTCATCAATAGTTACGCCATGTGCATGGTCTATCTCAATTGAGGTTAACGCCATACGCTTCTCAACGCTGGTGTGACTCTTATCGCTTTTGAAAAATGTTACATGCGCATGTTGGTTAGCACCACGGGCTGTTAAGGCCACTGCAGTAAGTTTAGTCATTTTCATTTTGCGACGCTTACCATCTTTATAAGGGGTAACTTTCTTAACAGTCATCATCTACCTCTACTCGGTCGCAAGTACCTTCAATACTAAACATAAGTTTATTTTTAACGGCGTCTTCGAAATCAGCTTTATCATGAATCTGGAAGCTGCCGAAGTGGCCGAGTTTCTGAACTGGGATCTCATCCATCGGGATACCTGTAATTTCGTGAACTAGCATCTTAGCCATTTCAGGGGTATCAATAAGGATGTTATCAATCAGGGAACCTTTGATTTCTGAACCGTGATCGAAATTAGCGTTTCTGTAGTTCTTTGAGAACTCAATAAACACTTTGTTGTAGCTTTCAATATCTATCTCTTCATTGTCGGTATCAACAATGATATCACCATCCACTTTAAAGACGCTAAACCAGCCCCCAATAATTTGGTTGCCTGCATCTGTCTTGGCTATATTACCGCCAGCAGTGAAAGTATCTTGGGAGTCTTTATTAGACATATGATTACCTAGTGGTGTACAATATTAATATATTTATAAACTGAATCCTACCATGTATAAAAGAACATGTCAACTTGAGGACCAGAAAAAGGCGCTATGAACCAGCGGTTAATTTCAACATGGCATCAGCAAGATTGACCGAAGCACAATAGTTAGGGCTAACCACAATACCCAACGCTTCCAATTGACCTTTAACAACTACTCTGAATGCGGGGTCTGTTGATCCGCAGTAAGTCCTAGAGATATCACCAAATTGGTAATCAGTAATAACACAAGAGCTAAGGCTAAGAGCCATGATTGCTGATACTGCTAATAATTTTTTCATAATAGGTTCCTAATTAGATTGGCATTCGTAAGTGGCGCCAGCTGGGTCTCTAACAACCCCCTCGGCTACAATGGTAAAGGTTTGCCCTTCAGCAAAGATTTGATCAGTAGGTTCAGGTACAATACCCACTGGTAAAGTAGCGCCTAGAATAACGATTTTGTGGTCTTTAATTTTAACTAGAACACCATCAACAAAAGTATCCTCATACTCATCAATGAAACCTCTGCAAGGATGTGATACCTTGGTTTCGATTCGTTTAGTGGAATCATTTGGGTCTCTGATACTGGTTACTTTGGTTAGAGTCTGATCAAACAATAAAGGACCAAGAACATTGCCTATGATCCCTGCTAGGTCAATTCCGAAAATATCTGGCATTATTTGAATCCTTTATTTAGACCGAAGCTATTACAATCATCAAAGCTTGTAGAATCACCATTACCCGATACAGCCATGCCTGATCCACCATCACTCCCAAGAAAGAAGCACTTCATAATACTAAGTACTTGTAATGGGTATTTAGAACCTTTCACAGGTTTGAAGAAAATTACTTTGGCTGAACCAGCCCCAGCCTCTTTAATGTTAGTACCAGTAGTATTAGTACTATTCAATAAAGCGGGGTTATTTAATAAGGCCAAGGCATATTCAAATTGACCTTCTTTAGCGGTCTCTAGAGTATCCTCAGGATCAACTACATTACCTGCGCAATCTGTAACCCCTGTAGCTGGGAAGTGCAAGTCCTGTAAAGCAACTTCTTTAGTCCCCTGCCATAGTTCCCGTTCTAATAAACGAGTAGCTTCAACTAAGCCCTGATCTTGTTTGGTCGTACTAAACGCCGCCCATACATCCGCATTGATAGAATCAGCGAAATAGGTACTAGCCTCTGCCCGAGAACCATAACTATTACTTCCTATTGTTAAGGCCATGACCTAATCCTCGTATTTAATAAAGAAGGTGTACATGCCATTTATATATTGGGATGCAACCGTTTTAAGTATCGCAGCCCTACGGCCGTCCACGGTTAATTCTTTGATCTTACCGATCTTAATTGTCTTTGGCATAAAGGAAAGCTTAGCCTCAGCGCCATGCCCTACGTCACCGCTTTCATAACCGGCCATGCCATCGAAACCACAAATAGACTGGACTGGCTTACGATCAACTTTAAGTGCTTTACCTTTAATCATAATTGTTTCACCGTAATTAAGAACGTTCTTTGATATACTCTGGTATCCGTTGAATTAATGGTTATCACTACTTCTACTTGTACCCCGTCATCACTCCAGATAGCATCGTCTTGGTTCCCTGAATCAACTTCAGCCCAAAATAAAACTTTCTGATCACCGGTCTCTAATATGGGGGGCTTGGAGGTACTAATCTGGAAACCTAATGCAGCACCTTCAGTAGTTGGGGCTACAGTGAATCCAGCGTTAATAGTTTCACCGTCTTGGAGAAGGAGATCAAATTCCCCTACGTAATCGACTTCATCTGTTGGATCCATCGGTCCATCAAACGCAACTGCTGAA